TGGTTAGGACTTCGTACACCTTTTTGTTTTGGATGCGGCGTGCTGCGTTTCCGTGCATTGCAGGAATGCGGCTGATTGCGTCCAAGTCGTCGTTGACAACCGTTTCCCATGTCACGGAGAAAGTCTTACCAAACTTTTCAACCTTGTACGATTCGCGAGAATCAGTCATCACACCTTCAGGGTATGTACTGTTTTCCGGAACGTGCTCTAAGTCTGGTGACTCGCTGAACCGAATACGGTTGATAGCTTTGAAATCATCAACTGAACCAGCTTGTCGAGCCCAGAGATTCCAAGTGTATGGAGCCTCTTCGTAGCCTGCCAACAGCGTCTTGTTTGCTGCGTCAAGCATCAGGTTCGCAAATGTCCCAGTCGTGTGATACGCTGGATCGCTTCGCTGAATGTTCATTCGTGCAAGTGCCTTTGGATCACCAATAGCTGCCCGTGCAATTTCCGGTGAGCTAACTCGATCGGTATTGACACCAGCGCGACGCATGAAGTTTTCTGCCATGCGAAGCAAGCTCATGCGGCTGAAGTCTTCAGCTCCATCAACTGCTTTGCCTGTGTGCAGAGTTCGCTTGACTCGCGATGCTGTTTGTGCACGCATCAACAATCCGTCACGAGCTGCCTCAAAATACTTGTCATCAGCGGAACGAGTGACGCGAATCGAATCACCCTCTGCCGAACGTCCCAACGGTTCTGTTGCCATTTTTCGGATGATCCTTTGTTTGGCTTCCTCGACGCTAACGCCTGCGTCACACAATTCATCAGCGAAAGCGCGTTCTACTTTCGCAAGTTTGCACGTTGCTTGAATTTCACTTCGTCGCTTTTGGTCGTCTGCCAAAGCTCGTTTAATCTGTCCTTCGGTAACCGACCGAGCGGATGCTTCGATTGGTTTCTTTTCCTCTTCGTTCATCTGTTCAATAACTGGCTTGACCTCTTCTTTGGGCTCGCCTTCAATTTGCTCAACGACTGGTTCCACTGGCTTTTGCTCCTCAACCATCGATTCAATTTCTTCGGCTGGCTTTCCAAGTTTGCCAACAACCCAAGCTAGAAACTGGTTCGGATCTTCCATTCCTTCAGGAAGTCCCATTGCTTTCAATTGCTCCAACAACGCAGGATCCATCGTTCTTTTCCTTTGCTTCAAATCGGTGTAAGACCGACGCACTGTCGATCGTGAATCGGCCCCAGTAGCCACTAGGCTCGCATCGACGTCAGGTTGTGCGGTAATTGAGAAGTCTGTAATGTGGCCTTCGAGTAGCTTGCCGTAAGCGGTTTGGCTATCATCGTCGCTTGCGAAGTAAGCTGTACCACCGAACTCGTCTCCAGTGATGGTTAAATTGCGAAGGCTACCTAGTACATTGCGAACGGTAGTTGTGTCGTGGCTATCGACGATCGGTATCTGAGTTGCACCAGATCGCAGCGTCATTCCGTCCATCTCTAGAACTTCAGCGACTACCATTTGTCGCGACTCGTCCCATCGATCGATTGGATTCTCGGTTGCCGTGACAACGCTAACAGAACGCTTTGTTGCGTCCGCTGTTGCAGATTGAACAGACACCGAACGCATCGCAAGTGCGTTAGACTTGATTGGTGGTAGCTTGCCTTTCTTAGACACTGGCTGCGACCTCCTCGGCTGGCAAAGGATTATCAACAACGCCATCGGATGCGTCTGCGATAATTGCGTCAATGTTCTTTTGTGCGAGTCCGATCATTGCCAATTGAGCTTCGGCGAGAGGCTTACTCATGGAACCGTCTGCGAGTCCGTTAAGAACGTCCATCAAGGCTTTTCGATTGCGATTCCATTGAAGACGACTGAGTCCCATCCATTCGCCAGTTCCGCCTTCTGCTTCGATCGCAATGTCCGCCGCCTCATCTGCTGGACCTGCCGCTCCAGTCTGTGCAGCCATCATCTGAGTTGTCTGCTCTTCCGGAGTCAGCAAGCCGAGCTTCAAACGTAGCTTGCGTTCTTTTGCTGCTTGGTAGTACACAGCACGGTAAGAGAGTCCACGAGCACCAAGAACGTTTTGTGCGGTATCGGTAAAAGATTTCAGAGATAGCTCAGCCGCTTGCTGTTCGCTCATCGGATCGACCCACTCTTGCTCTGGTAGCTGCCATTCGACTGGAGCGACTTTCCGACGATCTTCGAGAAGTTCGGATGACGTTGGAAAGCTTTCTAGTCCAGCCCGTGCCGCTGCGTTGCAAAACTCATCCCAAACAGGCAAACAGAGATGATGAACAATAAAGTTCTGGCCGCGTTTGTACCGCGGTCGATCCTCTAGCTTGGAAGAACGCGAGGAACTGTAGGAAGTCTTTGAGAAGTCTTTTGCAATGGCTTCGTAGTTCGTGCCAGTGCCTGCGCAAATGCCGCGAATCATTAGATTGATCCAAGGTTCAGATGCTGAGTTTGGACGACCTGGATTGATCGACTCAACGGATTCACCTGGACGCAATCTCACAACCATCGCTGGCTCTAGATACTCCAAGCTGTTACCGCTGGTGTCCGTTGTGTCCTCACCGTTCGGCGGCATTAGACTACCGATAGGCATATCGGATTTAATCGCAACGCCAAAGCAAGATGCTACGGCAGACGCTTGGATTTCGTTGTCAACGTAGACGCCAAGGTCTCTCATCCAAGACATAACTGGAGCAAACCAGGTAACGCCCCTAGTCTGTCCAACTCGATCCTTGCGATACAGATGAATGATTTCGGAAGCGTTGATGCGTTCAGGTACTTGGTTCTGAACCGTGTACGGGCTGTTTGGATGTTCTGGATAGATCCAGTACGCGACCGGCTTTCCTTTGTCGTCTAGCTCGATGCCTCGAATAACTCGGTTGCCGTTTTCTTTATTGATTCGAGTCGCGAAAGTATCGCGTTCCATCGAGATACGGTCCGCTTCAATCAATTCCAAGGCAAACGGAACTGGGCGAGTAATTCCTTTGTAGGTTTTGTTCGGTGTAGATATCTTACGAATCAGGACTTCGCCAGCTTCGACCATTTCCCGCTTTGCAAGAATCTGGATTTCGGCAAACGTCAGCTCGCCGTTGATGTCTGCGACTTCGCACCATTCCGCAAACGTCTTGTCTCTGATGTCGTTTACGTCTTCAACGTCTTCACCATCTGGAGTTTCGTAAGTCGATTGGGCTGTGATGCCATCGCCAACCACGTTCGATACGATGGTATCGACCACATTCCAAGCATATGCATTATCTCGAACCAACGCACGACCCCAAGCACGTAACGCATCCGCACCGTACGGACCCATCATTTCTTGATCGGCAGACTGGTTGCGTGGCTTTTTATTGTTAGTGAGCCGATTAGCTTCTGCACCTTGGTAGGATCGCTTCAACAGTTGACGAGCCTGAGCACGTTTTAGACCTGCATGAGGAGAAAAGTACCCAACGATCTTGTCTAGGAGATTCATCGTCTTCGCCCCATCTTTGCGAGGCTAAAAACACCTGAACCCGTTGAACGCTGCACTTCTGTTTGCAGCATCCTGCGTTCTTCAAACAGCGACTTCAGATCTAGCTTTGTGACGCTGCGATTGCCAATAGAGTACGACGACGCACCTCCGGTTAAGAGTGCCTCAATCGCTGCTTCGATTTGCGTTAGAAGATTGGCCGCGTCCATGCGTTAAGAATCGCATAGACAGAACGACAACGGAATTATCAGATTTACACGTTGTGTAAACTAGCCTTGATCTTTCCATGTGTTCCCGCAGAAGCTGCACTTGCAATATCGAATCCTGCCTTGTGTTGATACGACTCGGCTATAGTTCGTATCGACGGGACGCAATGCAGTGCAGCAAGAGCATGGTTGAGGAACGAAGGAACTAACTCTTGGTACTGGAAGTGCTGACGAAATACGGTCGTCTACTACCTTCGTGGCACCCATCCACCTGGTCTCTGTCTGAACCTGTTCGGTTGTGTCTGAGCTCGTGGCTGCTGTTCCGCCGGCCTCGCTGCTTGCACCCTCGGCACTACCTTCACTCCCATGCAGGCTGCCGCGCAAAGTGCCATCGCTGTTGCGTCTAGCTTGTGATTTCTCCTGCTTTTTACGATCCATTTTTTGACCAGTCCTTTCCCTTCCATAAATACTTCCTGACGTTCTTCCGCGCGTGATTCGTCAAACGTCTTGGTTGTGAACCGTTGGTGAACTTCATTTTTCCAGTGGTGGGAATTGTAGTTGTAAAGCCATAGTCCTTGCTCCTGTTGCCAGTCTGCCCGGCACTGATCGAAGTGACGTTTCTTCTCCGTGTTCTCACCTGCGTAGCTGATGCGTGAGTCATCGTGTCCTTTCGACGCTACGAACGGTGCACCCGTTTGGCGGATAAATTCATAGATCGCTGGGGTGAAGTCGCCTGAGTCGATGAAACCAAAGTCTGGACGAGTCTCGGCGAGTGCGAAACGTCGCAGCTCGTGCAAGGCTCGAAGGATTGCGAGCTCAGTAGCCTCATCCGAACTTGTCTTGTCTGTACCAATAACACGCCATTCACCGTAATCGATGACGGTCCCCACACAATTGCCATGAAAAGCTACCTTGCACCAATCGAGTTTATATTTGCCAACGTCGCATCCAAAAAATATCTTTCCACCGGGTGGGACTTCCGCATGTGCTAAACCGCTCATGCGAGACGTAACGATACCGGGAGTAATGCCAAGGCTTTCCGGTATCTCTTCCTCTTTTGGTTCGTTCTGAAGTTCGGCTAGAACTCGATCCAATCCCCAGTCAGCAACTCGGTTATAGAACGCTTGCAACGCATCAACCTCTATCGGGTTGCCGTCGCTATCCTTTTCTGAGACGAACCTATGGGGATTCGTCAGCGTCGCACCTAGTTTCATTTGCTCCATGTTGTCTAGGTAAAACTGAGTCGCTGCCCGTCCGCTTCGATCTCCTGCGGATTGTGCTGTTTGACGTTTTGCAGTGTATTCCTGCCATAGATCGTCTCGCTCTGGCCAGGTCGAAAGAATGCCGTACCTGTCTCCTTCGAAGGTTGGCTTGTGCGTTCTAGAAGTGACTCGGAACGAATAACACTTTCTGTTTTGGATAGTCGTTAGAACCACCCGCGAGATTCGTTTGTTCGGACCGGCTAAGCCAGCAACGTCCGAGTCGATCATGTCCTCAATGTTTTGGTGCTGGTTCGTTGGGGAGAAAGCAACTTCTCTTGTTTCTGGATCGTCGATTACCGCCAAGTCAGGACGATCCTCGTCGTCGCCTTCACCACGAATAGCTGCATCGAGCCCGAAGTAGACGACCATTTTTCCGCTGAATGGACAACCCTCGATGTACGGCAATCGG